GATTCTAAAACATAACGAACACTGTCTTCTGTTCCCTTTTTTGTGTATAAATTTATTTTTACATTATCAAAAAGTTTTTTCACCATTGTGGGATCTATATTTCCTGTTGGGGTATCGTTGGTTACGATATCATTTACAGGAAATGAATTTATATAAGAGAACAATTTATATTTTAGTAATTCATCTGGAGTACTTTCAATGTCAATCAAATCTTCCAGATTAAAAAAACTAACACTGTTTTCATTCATACCACAACTCAACCAGTCATAGTATTTTTTAGTCATTAAAATTAATTTTGATTCGCCTTGAGAATTTTCTCTCAACCAAAAAGGAAATAAACTTTCTATATCCATTGGATAAGAACAAGTTCCTTGTGTTTGTTCTGTTGGCGCGAAAGAAACTAATGCAGTTTGTTGTAATGGTGGAGCTAGTTCTGCTATTGGCGGAACATATTTATCAATAAGTTCTTCCTCTAATTGAAGTTCTATATTTTTAACTTTATTTGAAAAAATTAAAATCATATCATGTTCCGTTTACTGTGGTATTCACTTTCAATAAAAATTCATTATTGAATACCAATCCGTCTTGATATTTTGGAACGCCGCTTATAGTGGTGTATTCTGATTCTGATAAAATGTTTCCTTTTATAGTGACAATTCCGCGTTTATAATCAACTTCACCCAAAGATGTTGTGCCAATCTGTTGTGAATTTGATGTTTTAAACGCGTAAATTTTACCAATTACAGAATTACCATCATTATCAAATTTTGTTGGAACATCACCCAAAAATGCTGATTCTGAATTGTATGTTATAAAAGAACTTTGTATTACTGTAAATTTAGAACCAGAACTTGCATTTGCCAATTCATTCTTAAAACTAATAATTCGATCAGTAACAGAACCGTAAACGTCTAGATTTAAAACTACTGAATTTAAATTTATACCAGTTACTGTGTATGTTTGGGATATAAGGCTTCTTATATCTCCTAAAAATAATGTATTATTAAATTTATAATTAGTATTATAGTAGTCGTTTATTAAGTTTTTAACAGCCGTATTATTTATTCCAGAACCTAAAACTGTAAGATTTATATTTGCTGTTATTATTTGTGGTTGTGTGTATTCTGGTAAAACTGTTATGGTTGATTTTTTCTTTAAAAATGCCATGCAGTTTTTTACAGAATAGGATCCTGCAGTTAATCCTTCGTTTGCAAACGATACAAACACTCTACCGAATGCTGGAGGACTTGCTTCCTCTCCTCCCCAAATGTTTATCTCTTCCTTTGAAGTTATATCTGATGGCAATAAATTAGAATTAATTAAAAGACCATAATAATCGTCTTTTGTTACTGCTCGATCATTTGCGGCAAATAATTTTGGTGCTGAGAATCGATATAAGTCTAAATTAGGAGAGGTTCTTCCACCAGCAGAAGGAGTTATGGATTTGATGGTTATTGCTGAAGTAGAACTAAAAGTACTGACATTATCAGCAGATTCTCCGTTTGGTACAAGATAAGAAACAGTAACTATATCATTTGCTTGTATATTTTTGCCGTAATTGTTACCAAAATCGTTTATAGTTCTTTTACCAAAAACAATATAAAACCCTGTATTTGTTCTGTCTATAAAATAAACTTCAGCATCTGGTCCTATTGTTTCTGTATTGTTGGCGTAAGACCATGTTCTTTCTACTCCATCTGTTGTAACTTTAACCTTTATTGTATTGATATCTAAATTTTTTGTTGCTATAAAAGTTTTTTGTTCTGTCAAATCAACGGAAACAGTCAAATCTTTTATTACAGTACTAGCTTCGTATACTTTAAATGTTGTATTTCCAGCATCTAAATCAATATCTTCTATTGTGTAGAACAAATAAACTAGACCATTATCACTGGTTCCAATAAATCTATCAGTATAAGATTGTATACTTGAACTTGTAGTAGATGATGAACCTGTTATTTCTGCAACCGAACAAGTTCTGCTTGGTAGTAATACACCTAAAGGTTTTAGTAAAGAAACAAAATTATTTTCTATTTGAGCTGTTTCTAAGAACATCTCATTAGCAATCATATTAGCGTAGTACGCATAATATAAAGTATTATACGCAAAAACGTCTAAAAGAAGATTAATTGCAGAACCATCGTAATTATAACTGTTTAAATCTGAATTTGGAAGGGTTTTTAGATATTGTTTAAAAGAATCTTTTAATCCTTCAAAGTCCAGAGAAGATATGTTTATTTGTGGTGGTTGATTAGCCATTTAATTGCCTTTATACCGTTACAGTTAAAGTAGAAACCACAGTTGTGTCATCTTTCATATGAAAGGAAATGTCTACTTTAAACCCGTCTGTAATTTTAGTAAATTCTATATTATCTATTATAGCTCTGGGTTCTTGTGTTTCTAATTGGGTTTTTACTATTTCTCGGAGTACATTTAGCTCAATTTGGGATATATTTGTTTGTAATCCTTGTATTAAATCTGAACCAAATTCAGGATAAAAAACACGTTCGCCCTTTCTGGTCAAAGCTATATTTCCTATACTTTGACTTACAGCATACACATCCTTTTTAAAAGAAATATCTTGTGTTAATTCATTTTTTGTTAAAAAGAAGTCTATGTCTGAATATTTTGCCATTTACTGTATTTATAGTAAAATTTATTTTTCTACTACTACCTTTCGGTAAAGCTTTGGATCTACTTCTGAACCGTCTCGCATCAGATGTAAAAACATAGAATGCTTTAACGGAGTAAGTACTCGTTGAATTTTATAAACCATCCAGCGACCATCGTGCCTGGTTTTTTTAATTTGTGTATTATTTTCCATATTTACAGAATAATCTATACTAACAAGATCTCCTGGCTTGATATTAAAATCACCATGAACCAAAATTCGTATTCTGTTATACATCAATAATGAGGTTTGTGCTCGTCTGTATAACGGTGTTTTGGGAGGAGTGTTCCAAAAGGTGGCATTTGTTTTAGAATACTCTACATATTTATCAAATTTAGTACCACAATCTTTTGTGTTATAAGTTGGTGGGGTGTAATCATCCACTTCTATTTGTGCTGGCAATTTTGCTAATCTGCCGTAATCATAAGTACCAGAATTTAAACCATAATCCTTATCTGTTACTTGGCTTAGTGTTGACCACCAACTAGTATTTGGTCTATCAGTTCCTTCTGCACAAAAACAGTTATATGCAGAATTTGGGTCACCATAATCTATTCCTAACCATTCTTTTCCTAATTCTTTAGTTATACTGGGGCATTCTGCAGCATCTACTTTTGCACATAAAAGAGCATCCTCTGATGGTTCAATTTCTGTTGGCTTGAATTTTTTTAAATGACCAGGTGTTTTATCCTCGTATGGTGGAAGATTTGGATTGGGAATAAAAATGTCGGAATTTAATGATGGTCCAAATCTACCGTGCTCTCTAGAAGTTGTACTGAATTTATGGGTATAAAATCCACTATAATCGTCTGATGAAAAATTTGATGTATTGATTTGATCTTGACTCATGATTTACCCTTATTCAGTAGTAGAGCAAACTCCTGCATTTTCTACGTCAAATATAAACATAGGTCCGGATTCTGATTTTGGTGGGAATCCACACGGGAAACTAGTTGCTGGTATTAATAGATCTACCATTTTTGAACTTACTGTTTCAATTTTTACTACTCTGCCAACGTACGCGTTTAAATCTGTACCTGTTATTTTAACTCGTCCTACAGGTTGCATGATAATCCCGTCAGCAGAACCGTCTGCTTTATTTACCCGTGTTGATGCACCCGGAGAAAGAATAGCTGTTTGAGCTTCGTCATCAACTTCAACAGATCTGGGTAAAGTTGTGTTTAAAAATTCATTTAAATTATAACTATAACCTTTTATTCCCCATGGAACATTTACTATAGTAAACGGATAATTTTCATCAGCAACAACTGTTTGGACTGCTTTTAAGTTTCTAAGACCTCTTCCAGGATTTCTTTTATTCCAAAATTCTATTTCTTCAAAATAATATCGGTATATTCCACCAGCTCCGTTATCGTAAATCTTTTGTGCATCCAGTAATAACGCATAGAAACTAGACGGTTGATTTCTTTCACCTAATATACTTTGTCTATAAAACTTCCATTTAACGTCTGCTCTTTTTAGATAAGAGTAATACGCTCTTGCTTTAGATAGAGGCCATTTAATTTTTTCGTATATTTTCTTCAAACAAGAACCAGGCAACTCACAAAAATCAAATTGTGCTTGCCAATAATTTGCTTCTATTCTTTCTACTTCTGAAGTGACTCCACCTATTACTTCACCTTCAAAATGTTTATACGAAGAATCCCAATAATTCCACCAAGGAAGATTGGTTTGCCCGTATGCTTGTTGAAAATAACCGTAGTTTGAATCTGTAATTCTGTTTGGAGAGTACACCAAGGATACGTCTTTTTTGTCTATAGGAGGATATGTTGCTATTTTTTTAAACGTATTGTCGGTGTAGTAATCGTATACTACTTGTGTTCTTTTTAGTGTTTCTGCAGTATCAGTAACAAATTTATATGGATTGATCCAATCAGGTTTAACTCGAACATACTCGCCACTAAACGCTCCATTATTTACAAGTTTGGCAACAGGAGTTTCTGTTATGACTTGTAATTCTGCTATAGCGTCTATATCATTCTCATTTAATGATGGTGTGTACGTTGCCTTTACTTTACTTTCTAGTAGAGATTCTATACATCTAAAATTAAATTTATCAAGATCTTCCCAGAAGAAAAAATTTACTGCATTTGGATTCTTTGCGTAACAGGCGTACTCACAAACATAGTTCATCATTTGACCAATTTTTGCAGGAACACCAATTTTACTCCA